CACAGCAAGCAAAGTCTGAGCCTATTGATATGGAAGCTTTGGAAGCCCGTGTAGAAGCTAAGATGGAACTAAAGTCCACACTAGCATCTGTTTTTAAGGAATATCCTCAGTTAGACACTGACTCAGACAGTTTTGACGAAGATTTGAACGCAGAAGCGTTGGTATTTCAGAGTGCTTACTTAAATCAAGGTTATCTACCTGCAGAAGCGGTACGCCGTGCAGCTAAAGCAGCAGTTTTAGTAGTCCGCCCAGAGCTTATGTCTACTGTAGAAGAAACTAAGACTGAAGTTAAGACTAGAAAGACAAACGTGAAAGGTAATGTTGACGCATCGAATGCTCAGCCTCCAAAAATGAGTCAAGGCGAATCAGGTGGTAAGACTAGCTCCGAAATGATCGACATTACGAAGTTAACTGATGAAGAATTTGACGCATTGCCAGAGGCTACACGCGCGAGAATGCGTGGAGATCATGTTTAGGTGTTGTGAAATAGTAGTTCAGCTATTATCATTCATTTCAGTGATGGCTCAGACGATACATGAGCCCGATATGCGCGGTGCGTTAACCGCGTTGTGATCGCCCACATGAAAAGGCGTGTTACTTCGTCATCCTCACGATACGGGAACCCGCAACTAGCGCAATAACGCTCTAGTTAATTTGCATATATTTTTTTGTTAAAAGAAGAGACTCAAAATGGCTGTTACTAATTTTGCTTCCCTTACTACGCATCAAAAGACTGCATGGGCTCGCGATTTATGGCGAGTAGCCCGTGATACGTCTTTTATTAATCAGTTTGCTGGTAAAGGTCATAACGCAATGGTTCAACGCATTGAATCATTAACTAAATCGGAGAAGGGCGCTCGCGCTGTTCTAACACTTGTTGCAGACTTAGAGAGCGATGGTATCGCTGGTGACGCAACGCTGGAAGGCAATGAAGAAGCCATGAAAGCGTATGACACTGTGATCCAAATCGATCAACTACGTCACGCAAACCGTCTACAAGGTCGGATGGCTGATCAAAAATCCATTATCAACTTCCGTGAGCAATCACGCGATAAGTTAGGTTATTGGATGGGTGATCGTCTTGATCAAATGGCATTTTTGACCATGAGCTCATTGCCATACACTTTGAACACTAATGGATCAACTCGCGCATCTACCGTGTTATCTACTTTGGATTTTGCTCCAGCGGCTAACGTTGCTCCTAGTGCAAACCGCTGTGTTCACTTAAAGTCTACAGGCGTTACTTCAGGCACGGGTTACACCGCTGCTAACGGTACTCTTACCTCAATGACTTACAAGGACATTGTTAACTTGAAAGCCCATGCTAAGGATAATTATATCCGTGGCATTAAAGGTTCAGGTGGCGATGAAGTGTATCACTTGTTTGTTACTCCACAGGGTATGGCTAAATTGAAGCTAGACGCTGACTTTATTTCTAACGTACGTCATGCTGGCGTTCGTGGTGATAAGAACAGTCTCTTCAAGGGAACCAACTCAGTCATGGTCGATGGAGTAATTATCCATGAGTTCCGTCATGTCTTTGATACTCGCGGTGCTTCTGCCACGAATAAAATGGGAGCTTCGGGCAACGATGAAGGGCAACGCGCATTATTGTGTGGCGCTCAAGCATTGGGCATGGCAGATCTAGGTGCGGCTTATTGGGACGAAGATTACTTCGACTACAACAACCAACCTGGTATTGCTTGCGGAAAGATCTTTGGTTTCTTGAAGCCACAGTTCAAAGGCAACCCAAACAACGCAGCTACACTTGAAGACTTCGGTGTTATCACCGTAGACACTTCACTTTAATTGCGCGGCTCCCTCGTTTACGGGGGAGCCAATTCTTTTATCTAGGAGTTACCCACTCATGAAGTTAGTTTCCCCAATTCTACAAATGGTTGCTGTCAATGGCATAGCAATCCGTATGGAAGCAGGCGTTGAATATGACGTCCGTGAATCACTTGTTGAGGCTTGTTTGGCTCAAGGGTGTACCAAAGTTGGTTCAAAGAAAACGGCTAAAGTAGTTAAAGCACCTGAAGGTAATCCTACTTTAGATGCACTAGGTTTGGTTGTCGAAGAAGGCAATCCCGATGATTTTGGGCGCGACGGCACACCAAAAGTAAAAGCGATTGAAAAAATATTAGGCTATGACATCAGCGCCGCAGATCGCGACGTTGCATGGGCTGCATTCCAAGAGGTTTAACTTACATGACTATTGCTATCTCATCAATCTTGAGCCGAGCTTCGACTCTCCTACTGGATGAGACTGCGGTACGATGGCCTCAAGCAGAGTTATTGAATGCAGTAAACGATGGCGTGTTAGAAATATCCGCATTGAAGCCGCTCTTGTTTACTGCAAGAGCGACAATGCCATTGGTCGCTGGTGTATATCAGACTATCCCTGCGGGTAAACGTCATCTTCATCGCGTGATCTCAAATCAAGCTGGCCCTGTTGTTCGTTTAGCAGCGCAAAAAGATTTGGATTCACAAGAACCTAATTGGTATGCCCAGCCTCAAGTAGCGACTGTTAAGTACGTTATTCTTGAGCAGTTGAATGGCAGAAACTTCTTATGTTACCCACCCAACAATGGTAGTGGGCAATTAGATGCAATATTTACCATAGATCCCCCTAGTTTTGCCGCTAACGGCTCGATTGACATAGATTCGACCTACGGCAACCCTTTACTCTCTTTCGTCTTACACAGGGCTTTTCTGAAGGATGCTGATACATCTGATGAGGCTAAGGCCACAGCTTACTACGAAGCATTTACTAGGCAAATGGCTATATCCGTAATGGGCGACGCTCAAGCCAAGGAGATTTAAATGGCTACGGTCACGTTTGAAAGCATTATCCCAGAAATTCTGCCATCAGTTCCTGAGTGTACTGATCTAATAATTATACGTGCGATACGCAGAGCAGCAGAAGAGTTTCTATCGAAGTCATTACTCTGGCGTGTCGACTTAGAAGATCATTTTATTATTCTGGGTGTACCAGATGTTGAGTTAGAAGCACCAAAGTCTGATCTGCGGATTGTACAGTTAAAGACAATCAAAATTGGTTCCAAGCTTGCAGACGTTCTTCAAATTGCAGATGCAGCGACACCGCCAAATACGACACAGACTTTTTGCTCATTGGTCGATTTTGGTCGAACCTTGAGATTAACGCCTGTACCTGTTGTCGCAGAAACAATGAAGATACGAGCAGTTTTAAGTACTACTTCTAAATCTACAGGGCTAGACAGTATTGTAGAACAAGAAATACATGAGCATTTAATTGATGGTGCATTGAGTCGTTTATATGCAATGCCAGGAATGCCTTGGGCGAATAACACGTTAGCTGCAACTCATAGTGCTATTTTTAGCGCAGCGATTATTGAAGTGCGTGGGCTCGCAGAGAATAACAATGGACGCGCAGTGCGCACGGTGAGTTACGGAGGCATTTAATGTTTAAGTTTGACCCGATCACCCCTTATCGAGTCCGTGACAAACATACTTATTACTCTAGCGGTATTGCTGATGCTATCTCAAAAGGAGGTAGCGACTGTAGTGCTGAAGATGTTATGCGAGCGATCTACAACGGCAAGGTTTACTTGTATGACATTATTTCTGAAGAAGGCGACGATTTATTTGGTTTTGCTGTTATGCAGGAGTACACCGACTGTTACTCAGAGAAGTTGGTATTGCATATTGATTACGCGTATTTGTCACAACAGAGTGATGGGCTAATTAAACTCTATCAATCTTTACCAATGTTTGCTGCGGCTAAAGGTTTTGACCAGATTGCTTTTAGTAGCAACCGAAAGGGCTGGGAGAAGTACCGCAAGATTACTGGTTTTAACGGGGAGACCCGCGTTTTTTATAAGGATTTACAGCATGGCTACGGCACCACAGCAACAACAATCTCAAGCTGAGAAAGCTGAAATAAAGCTAGGGCAAGAGCAGACAGCTGAAGCTAGGGCAAAGTCAGCTCCGTTACAAACAGCATACCAATCTAAAATGAATCGAGATGATTCAGGGCGAATGACAGGCATGGCTTCGGCTGATGTAATGCAATCATCAGGTATGAATCGTTCAGGTCAAATGCTTGCTTCAGGTAAAGGCGGTGGTTTCGGTTCAACAGGGTTGGGCTCACAGCTACAGCAAGCAACTGACAATGCGAGTATGGCAGCACTTGGTCGTCAAGATGGATTGAAATCTGGATATAACGATCTAGGTAACAAAAAGAATGTCGACGCTTCATTAAGTCAAGGAGCATTGGCAAGTGCCTCTTCTCAAATAGCTAGGGCGGAAGCGGATGCGTCTGCAAAGCGACAAAACGCAATGTTTGAAGGAGCTGTTTCGTTGGGAGGTGCTGCAGGTTTAGGCATGTACGATAAATACGATATGAAAGACATGTCTTACCAGAGACAGCGCAAATCACTTAGGGGAAAAGGTTCTCCATTTGCAACTGATAACTCGGAAGTTAATAAGGCGTTAAGTTTAAGAGATATTCGAAATAAATCGCCTGGTGCAAAGTTTTTCAATAAATTAGGGAGCTGGTAATGGCTACAGCAGAAGACGCGTTAAGAAAAAGCCAGCAATTAGATCAAGCTAATTACAAAGCTAACTTCCAACAGCAATTAGATGACTACGCTAATAGTGCCTTAACGGGTAGAACACTTATTGATCGGGCTGATTTTAATTCTAAACTTGCTGCTGAGTCAGCGAAAGGAATAGCTCAGCGCAGCAGAAGTCGAGCGGGTGTTTCGCTAAGCGGACAAGCTGCAAAACAAGCAAAACGATTGGGCGATGTAACCACTAGACAGTTTACGGATCAGTCAAAGAACAGTGCAGTACTGGCTCAAGATGAACGTAACACTAGGGTGCTGGGTGATTCTTTAAATGCCTATAACGATTTAGGTCAGACAGGATCAGCTGCATTACGTAGAGCAGCATCGACTGAGGCTACTCGAATATCGGGCAATAAAAGCCGCAAGGCTTCTGCCGACGCTTCTAATATGGGCACTGCTGCTAGTTTAGCGTCCATGATGATTATGATGTAACTGAGAGAACAAGAATATGGCTGCTTTAGACAATGTTTGGTCAATGTACATGGGTCTCAAAGACCGTCGCCGTCAGAGAGAACGTGATCTTGTTGCGGACGATCAATACGCTGATGCACAAGCACAACAAGTTTTAACTAACGATTATCGAGATCAGACGTTAGCTAATTCACAGGCTTCTACGGCACTTAGTCAAGAGAAGTTTCTCAATACAAAAGATCAACAAGTAAAAACGCAAACACAACAAGACTTATTGAATGAGCGTAATAAGGTTATTGATGCACGTAATAAGACTATTTCTGATACTGAGTTAAAAGGTCGGAACCAGGGCGCAATGAATTCGGTCATGAATGCTTACTCACAAGCCGACTTTAATGGCGATAAGTTTCTCAGCGACCCTTCAAACATTGATTCTTTAAACGCAATTATAAGTAACAGCCCTTCTTTAATGGCTCAAATTAAAGGGCCCAATGAAAAGTACGAAGTAGCGGGAATTAAGAGAATACCGACTACTACTAATGAGGATGGATCTAAGAACTATCGTTACGCGTTGATGATTGATACCGGTGAGGTTGACCAAGAACGTAATCCTATACTCAAGCCGCTAAGCTCGACTCGGGGTACAGATGATCCTGTTGAGGCATTCAGTGCTGATCAAACGATTAAGTACATCGAACAAGCCATAATGAAAGAAACTGGCAGTTCAGCCACTCAAGACCAGAACAGTATGATGACTTTGGCTCAGACTAATACTGATCCTGAAATATTAGGCCAACCACAACCACAACCACAACCACAACCTGCAGCAGCGCAGGATACTGTAGTTGCAGGTCAAACTAAAGCGCCTGCATCACTAGCTAACCCTAATCCAGCCGCAGACGATGGTATACGTGGAGGAACTCCAACAGCTAATCCAGCAGAAACTCCTCCAACTGATCAAGAACGTATTGCTCAGTTTATTTCTGAGGCCGAAACTCAGCATGGAACTCTAAGAACAAAAGATGGGTTTGGAGGGATGGGGGCTAATAAACGTCTGGAAATGACTGATCAGATCGAAGACATTTTACTTGATAATGTTATGAGCGCAACAGGGTTAAATATTGCGGAAGCATCAAAACTAATTAGTGAGACTCGAGGTGGTAGCTTTGATGGGTATACGGGACTTAATAAAACTCAAGCAACAGGTCGTGCTGTAGGGCAGGTTGCTGATGCAGCAGTTGGTCTAGGTGGGGCTATAAAGGACGGTGCTGTAGATATCACTGATGCAGTAGGTAATAAACTTTCAGAATTTGGCTCAGCGTTTAGTTCCAGCGCAGAGACTACACCATTAGCTGATAATTCAGTAACAACTACCACAGCTAATACTGCTAGTACCCCAACGGCACTAACAACTAGCGCTAAAAAGGGTACAACCGTTGCTGATAACGCTATTCAGACTGATACAGGATCAACTCAAGCCGTGGTGAACAAGGCTTCAGTACTGCCTGATCTTGGAATAGGCGAAGCATTAAATCTCGTGACTAATAAGTCGTCTACTGTAGATACTTCGAGCACGGCACAGCGCAAACGAGCGCAAGCAATGCTCTCTTTAGTTAGGCAGAAAATGATCCCAATACCTTCGGCTAAAGATGCTGCGAACTGGGTTAAGAACGCAAAGATGGGGGCGAACTCGCTCAAAACATTTA